AGATGTAGCTCCGTCTCGTGGGCTCGGAGATGTGTATAAGAGACAGGTATATATAAGTAATTAATTTTGAGCACTTTAGGCGTAAACAATGACTTGTTTATATTGTTTCTGTTGTTTACCGCTTTATGAAGTATTTTGCACACAGCCATATAATTACTAAGGCTATGGCGGTTATCAGGTATTCACCAATATTAATTTTTATCTTTTGCCATTTAGTAAGTTGAGCTTCTACAGGGCATGCAACTTGAATTGTATCAACTTTTTCTCGCCAGAGAGTATCATGCTTTTCTATGTATTTATACAAGTATTTATATTTACTGAGATACACGGTATCGCCTTTGCGCTCTACATATATAGAGTCTCTATGATATATGCTATCAATTTTGGTCTGAGATAAGTAAGTAGTATCTCTTTTCGTTGTTTCCACTGGCACATATTGAATTGACTTACAGCTATATAATATAGTGGCTAAAAATATAAGTGTAATTATTCTCGCTAATTCTCGCATAATCTTTGAGTTTTATTTGTTATTATTCATATTTAATATAAAAACCATTCTCGCACATAAGAAATTATTGCGAGAATGGTTTTTATGTGCTTCAGAGATCTTTATACTCGTACTTAGCATCAAAGCTGGGGCATGCCTTAGCTGCAAATTCTCTGTGTCCATGAATAGTAGCATTTGGGTATTTTACCTTTAAGCTTTTCAGCAATTCGAGTAAAGATTGCTTTTGAGCCTCAGTGCGCGTATCTTTAGGAGTTTTACCGTCTTTAGCAACGCCTCCTACATAGCATATTCCTATAGAATTTGCATTTTGACCTGAGCAGTGGGCTCCAACTACACTTTCATCTCTGCCTTTATGAACAGAGCCATCGAGCTCAATTACATAATGGTAACCAATATCTTTCCAATGATTACCATTAACATGCCAATCCCTGATAGTTTCGGTTTTGATGTCTTTTCCTTCAGGCGTTGCAGAGCAATGCACTATGAGTTTATTGATTTTTCTCATTGTCTTTGTCATTTAAGGTGATTATTTTTGTTATCTCATTAAGTATTTCGTGGCCTTGCTCTGCAGTGGCTGCTTGTACAATTTTCTTTACTATATCAGGCACATCAGCTGCATGAGCCTTTTTGCGCTTACTGTTCTCCACAACAGATTTACCCTCAATGTAGATTACAGCTATAGTACACAGAATTGTAGCAAACGGTACTATATAGAATGATAACAAGCTTCCCAGTATATCAAACATAAGAGCGAAAAGCATTAGCCTTACATAGTCGCCTATTTTTGTAACAGTTCTACGAAAACCATGCGACATAAGTGCTTGGCCTAATGCTTTTGCTGTAGTTGTTCCACTCCAGAAGTCCACGATACTACTGACCACCATGAAAAACCAGCAAACTAAGATTATTCCGACTCTAACCGCTATGAAAAACATGAGTGCGTCGATATTCTTGGCTTCAATGAGTTCTAGCATATCAGATGAATTTTTCCCAGTTAATACTTATGGCTTTACCAATTGCATCAGCAGTCCATCTGCAGAATATCATGCCCTCATAGCCATCAGGGTCATTGGCTACTTTATGAGCAGCTCTGAGGCATGATGCTTCATCTTTTAGAGGGTCTGGATAGAGGTCTGCGTAATACATATTAGCAAGATAAGTTACATCTCCATTTGTAACTTTGCTAGGAATGCTCAGACCTAAACTTTCAATAGACTTCTTGACTTGTGCGGCAGTCCATGAATGGCTTTGGCCATTTGCATTTTCCATCATTTTACTTACATGCTCTGCAAGAGCATCTGTAAAGTGATAGCCGTGCTTTTTGACATACTCAGAATATCCTTTAGCAGACATAAAAGCATTCGCTGTTTGCTCATAAGGCAAATCAAATTTAACCTTATGCTCACCATGCGGAGTAGCTATTCTGCTTTCTACTACTACATCCTCTTCATCTTCGTGCTCCTTATCATGGTCGCACGTATGATGCTTTACTATGATACATTTTAATCTGTGTCCCATAACTTTTAGCTTTCAAATTTTTTGATGAAATTCTCCATCATTTCCTGCTGCTTTTTCATGAGTTCTTTCATTTCACCGATAGAACCTTCAATCTTGCCGAAGCGCCGCTCTGTTTCTTGCTTTTCCTTATACATAGGATTAAGCTCTGCGAGTAATGAAGGAGCTTTGTCAATGATGTTTTGAGCTTTAGAAGCAGAGGCCAAAACCTGTTCAGCGTTTGCCTTTTGAGCTTCAACTTCGCTCGTCAATCCAGATTTTTCTGTTGACAGAACAAGATGCCCAGCATAGGTAACTGAGTGGCTTTCAGGAATAGCGTAAGTTGCCATTTTTCCATTGGCCTCTATAGTAACATCTACTACCATCTCTGTCTTGCCGGTCTTCTGGTTCATTTCCAATCGAGGAAACGATACCTGAGTGGCTTTGCCTTGAATAAGGCTAAATTCCTGTGTATCAAGAATGTATACAGGATAATTCTGCTTTATATCTTTGAATAACAACATATAGCTTATCTTTTGAATTGTTAATAAAAAAGAGGGCACTCAGAGAAATATAAAACTTCCCTGAGTACCCTCAATTTCAATTAGGTCGCTGGCGCAGCTGCTGGAGTGATTGTTACTGTCAGTGAACTATATATAGCCAGACAATTAGAACTACCACAAGAAACATTAGCCAATCGTTGAGTTTGTCCCTCAGCCGATAGTACAACATTTGTAGGCAATCCGGTTTGTTCTTGGAATGCGGCCATAAACTCTTCAACAATAACCTGAGTTGTTGCTTGACAGCCACATCCTGGCGTTACTATTGTTACAGTAGCAATAACAGGCACAAAAACAGTCGTTCCATTAAAGATTGGAGTACCAGTCTTATAAGTTACAAATGCTTCAGGCTGATTTGTTGAGTTTTCGCAAATTCTACGACACAGACGTTCTTTGTAAGTTGCTAACAAAGATACTCGGTTGGGAACTTGTGCAGCGGATAATCCCACGGGTGATAAATATACTGCCATAGTAGTGCCCTCCCTTAATTAACAACCGCAGCCGTTTCCACAACCGCAGTTATTATTCCAGCCACAGCCACAATTGCCGTTAAGGCGATTAAAGCGCTCGTTAATCAGATTGTTCTGACGCTCCTGAGACAACTGGAATTTAAGGTCCTGAATTTTCAGAGCCTGTTCGTCTTTCCAGTGGTTGTTCAGAGTGTCGATGATACGCTGAGTGTTATCCTGACCGGCACGAAGAATATCGCACTTATCTTGCTGAGCCTGGAAAGCAGTAGCTGAGAAACCTTGTGTAATTGCAAAGCCAAGATCACGCTGACCGTTACGGAGTTCACCAGTCATCTGACAGTTCTGCAACTTGATGTCACCAGCCATTTGGATAAGTTCTTTCTGAGTCTGGCAGCAGCAGTCCTTAACAGCAGCAAGAAGGCCTGAATTACCGCGTTCAATAGCTGCAATAACGCGCTCAGCAGAGAAGCCAACCTGACCAGCAACTTGCTGGATAGCAGCCTGAACATCGCAGCAGCACTTCTGAAGAGTGTTGAAGTCAATGTTAAGCGTCTGAGCCAGCTGGCTAAGAGCAAAGCCATTGCCCTGAATAGCAGACTTAATGCAATCAGCATTCTGGTTGTCCTGCAACTGAGTGCGGATAGCATTAAGCTGGGCCTGAGTTTCGATACCCTGGGTAGCAGTACCTGCGCCATCCCCACCAAAGCCGAAGCCTCCGTTGCGGAGCAGAGCCATGAACATGAGATAAGCAAACGGATTGTTCATCCAGTTGTTCATACCTCCACTCATCATGGCAGCCATAGGGCCCCAATCGTCTCTGCGGTTATTACCGTTTGCCAAGATGGCAGCTGCGAGTGTGTTGTCGTTGTTATCGCGGTCGCAACAATAGATTTTTTCTACAGTTTCTCCCATAATTTGAAGAATTTAGAAAGTTGTTAAACGATAAAGTTAATTATACGCAGACGCCTCTCTAGAAAAGGCGCAAAGCATCAAGTCAATGACTCCCAAGCGGCAGAATAAATCCATTGCCCTTGTATATCAAGATGTATTCCATTATTACCTAATGAGTTCATAAAATCAGGCATATTCATGTCTGTATAATATGTATCATGTACATCATTGCATATTTTATCAAGATTTAGTATCACGTTATATCCCTTATCTATTGCTAACTTCTCGGCTCCAGCGTAATTACATTTTACAGTATCTGGATAATCTCTATATCCCTGTTGCCCACAGTGAGGTAGCCATACACCAATATCAGAGCCGATATTCTTACCAAGACTTTCAAAATATGTTTTCAAATTGTCCATATTTGTATTCATAGAAGCGATTTGGCCTGAAAAAGTTTTACTAGCAAGATTATTATAACTCATTTCAAGTATAATAGCATCACACGGAACAAATTTGAACATGGCACTTCTTAAGTTATATATAGCTTGCTGAGTATATCCACCAATGGCCATGTTATTTATATGTAAAGCATAAGGCAAATCAGATGTTCCCCAGTATGTAATACCCCAATAAATAAGATACTTAGAAGTGTCTGAGCTCTTTGTTATTGTGATAGTTGTCGGTAAACTGGTATCAGTTATATTGAAATATAACCTCATATTTGGTATTCCAAAGCTATCATTTCCACCACTTACTTCCGTTAAATTTTCCATTGATAAATCACAAACATGGTTATTAGCTTCCACAGCTCCTTCTCCATTGAAGTCATTAGGAATAGTATTGACTTTTACTATTCCATTTCCTCTATCAACAGCTATAGTTACACTATCGCCATGAGTATGTGCATGATATAAAAAGTCAAACTTACTATATCCTGCTGGTATGGTAAACTTTATAGAAGCATTTGCAGAATTACTAAATCTTTTAGGAATATTTCTTTGCCACCGAGAATCTTCTGACTTATCAAATTGATAAGGAAAGCTTGCTTCATCAATTTTTGTAGAAACTTGCATTACATTAGTGCCAATTTTTCCTGCAAAATTAGGGTCTTCTCTTCTTGTTTGACCTATGTATTCTGTCTTGAAAGTTCCAATCTCAGTAAATATCGCTTGACTATCATCAGACCACGTATTATCCCAATCTCCAACAAGGGATTTTTTACCATAATCGAATCTTCTATATTGTGGATTGCCCCACCCTAAAGCATTCCATAACATATTAGCATTTGCTTTCTTGTCACAAGTTGGTGGAACAGCTGCTACACCTTTTTCATCTTTTGTAAATGTTGATTGAAATGCAAAAATACTATCCCCGCAAAGTGTTAAATAAACATCCTTAAATTGTGGCTTTATTATAGGAAACTTACCAACTGAATTTGGAATAATAGTTTTAGCTCTTTGTTTAATAGTACTTATTTTTTCATTATCTTCAAGCTCAGCAACTCTTGTTTCTAAATTGCATATATCGCGTTGTAACGCTGTAAAATCTTTTATACTTTTTAAGTATATGTATGCATAAAATGTTTTATCTGTAGAAGCATGAGTATTCAGCATTAAATACCCATCTTTAGTAGGAGTATATTCAATCGTTTCATTGTTATCAAAACTCTTTTTTGTTTCAAAAACGGCTTCATAGCCTCCATTTAATGAGCCTTGTGTATATGTCACATAACAAGATAAAGCCCTAAATTTAGTGTTAGCTGTAGTATTACTAATAAGATTTTGTACTAATCTTATTTGATATTTTTTGCCAGCATATAATTTTTTCTTAAACCACGAAAAATTAATGTTAGTGTAGTTATCTGTATCATTATTACCTGTAAGAGTTCCAACTTCAATTTCGTCTGTTGCTATATCCGATTTTTGAATAGCTTGTTTTACAGTAACCGATACAGAGCCATTAACAGTTGCACCGATGTTAAACATCAAATATCCATTCACATCAGGAATAAATTCAATTTCTAAAGGCAATCCTTTTGCTTTATTAAATTCACCTATTTTAACATACCCATACGAATTAGTACCTTGGACATTGTCTGTGTATAATGATATGCTGTTTATTTCTTCTTCATTGGTATATTCTATGCCAAACTTATACTTATTTCCTTTAATAAGTTCTAAATCTGTGAAATTGAATGCTCTATTTGGGCCAAAAGCACTCTCTTCATTATTACCAGTTAAAGTATATAAACCTATATTAACAACATCTTCAAGCTCAGCAACGTCAGATGATAGCTTGTCAACGTCAGATGATAGCCTTTCTGCATAATTTTGCAATGACGACAAAATATTCATATAGAATTTCTCTTGCCAAGATTGCTCAAAATTAACAGAACTTCCTTCACCTATGTAAATACCCCACAATAACCCATACGTATATTTGCCTTCAGGATAAGTATTAACAATAATCCAGTTGCCATCTGTTGTGTTTTTATAGAACCCCTCTCTTATAAGGTTATGTGCTGCATAAGCATCGCAAGCTCCAAACCTTAAACTATGAATGGCTTGAGTTCCTATTTCAAGTTCAAGTGTATAATAATCTTCAATGCCTATATCAATTTTCTCAGATAATGGTAATTTTATTATATCACCACTTTTTAATTGATTGAACTCATCTGGTGTTACAGTAATAGTATCAATCAATTCTGTAAATGCTGTATTTATGGTGGCACCGTTTCCTTTATAAAGTCTGAAAATTAAACTGCTACTGATAGTTGAATTACTACTTTTAATGACAAACAGCGTTTCAATTTCCTGAGCAGCAACCCCATGAATAACAGAAGCCCAGTTAGTTTGTGGGCCTCCTAAGTCGGGTTGTTTATTTGCTATTCCTCCGAATTGGAATAGTTTATACTTTGTAGAGATAGCTTTCACATCTGTATTGAATAGTACAGATAAATTATCATAACCACCTGAGTTACTTGCTATGTCAAAGTTCAGGGCTATGTATCTCGCTTCTGGGTGTGTAGATATATTAATAGTATTATTAGCACCTCCTGCCCAACTTGGCACTACTACCTCAGCATAATTATCATCTGATGGAATGTCAGTATATAATAAAGTGTTATAGACTTTAGCTCCTGATACAGTAAGTGATGTTGCCCCCTCATAAATAGGTATGAAGGCTAAAGCATAATTATCATTATGCTCTACCCTACCAAAGGTGTCAGGACCCCAACTTGTTACTTTACTTACAATAGGTGTAGGTCTTGATACTGCATTTGAATTAGCATGAGATTTTCTTTTGATTGCTGAAATATCATCTGTGTTGGTTGCTACCTTGCTATCTAAGTCAGCAACATTATTTATGAACAATTCAACAATTGACGTCAAATCAATATAAATATCTCCTGTTACTTCTACAGATGTTTCCGCTGATATGTTAAACATCAAATAACCATCTTGCTCAGCAGTAAATATTATATCTAATGGAGAATTTGCACTTAAAGTTCTATCGGCCTCTTTAATAGCAGAATAGCCACCTGCCGTATTTGATTTATTAGTTGTAATATAACAAGAAACAGAGTTAACATTACCAGTAGCAAAAAAATGTATTCTGCCTTTATCTCCTTTTTTGAAAAATACTTCGCTCCAGAAAAAATTTATTTTTCCAACTTCTGTGCCAACACCTGGTATAGTACCAGATTTTTTTATTCTGTTGTATATATCTGCTTCATAAAATGTAAGAATATTCCACGAGTCAATAGTATTATATATAATAGCAAAACCTGGATATAATAACTCTATATTATTTCCAAAATTGCTATATGCACCTATAGTTTTGGCAATATAAAATACAGGTCCATCAGGAACACCAGGATTAGTTGCAGGAGTTGCTATACTGGCAAATGTTGCATTTTCTCCAACAGCATTAACTATACTATTAAGAGTATTCTGTAATACCTGCCCAGTTATTTCTTGATTGCTATTTGTTTTTATAACATCAGCTATAGCTGCTTTTAATGTAGTCCAATTAGCCATATTTTATTCAGTAGTTTTAGAATGAGACAATTCTGACATACCTTCTTCTTTCTAAGAAGCAAAGTGTAATTGCCATCAAACGTTGTAAGATAGCACGTAACAATATCATCAGATACTTCAATATGTGAAAAATGAAGTGTAACGCCATTATCATGCATGCAAATACTAGAAACTTCATTTCCAATTACTACATCAATAATAGTATCAATTTCCTCTTGACTATCTGTGATTTTGTATGTGGTTTTATCAAGGTCTTCTGTCTTGTCATCAGAAATATGAACTGTGCATGGCACATGCTTCATAAGCTCAATAGCTAATTGAGTTAAAGCTATTGAGCTAACATTACCTTGTTCAGATATGCTTTGCTGTATAAACTTATTTAATTCACTTCTATTCATATTATTCTATATAAAAATCGTTGTTAAAATCATTATTGAAGTCTCCGCCAGCAAACTCTGGAGTATATCCACCTATATTAGCAATAACTGTATCAGTTTCAAACTCGCATTCAACAGATGCTAAATCTCCTTGGTCTTCCCATTCTGGCTCCATATTAAATGTAGTCAAATCATAAGTCTGTGATTTACTAGTAATCTGCTTATTTTCACAAAGTCTTACAATTCTTAGCGCATCGCATAGATATTCAGGAGCTATAAAGGTGAATTTATATATCTTTTTGCTTACTTGGCTTTCAATGAAAGTGTAGCCCATATGCTCTGTGGCCTCTTCTTCAAAGTCATATTCCGGTTTGCCTACTTGCGTATTAAGGTAACACTTAAAAGAGAAGTTATCAGAAAAATCTACAATACCGTTTTTGAGCTCAAAATTATAAGAATTGCTATATTCAATAAGCAAATAATCTGAAACTCTGTTTGTTACTGTAAATAAATCTGAATATATAGTTCCCAGGCCAGATATAGAAATAGCTAAATAATATAAGCCTTCATGCTTTATTTCAACTATAGGAAGAATACCGGGATATTTAAGAAGTTTGAAGTCAGTATATGACTTAATAGCCAGACCATTTTCTTTCATACTTGCTGTTATGGTGGTATATGCTCCTGTATTGAAATTATATAATCTCACCCAATTTATAGCTGTTCCACTGGCAAGAACTACTTGAAAAGGCAATAACATATTCTTATAGGTTATTAGCGGATAAACCTGGCCAAAAGCATAATCTTTACGATGATTTTGCAATGCAAGATTATCGTAAAAAGGCAATGGCGATATGTTATTATTCACTAACTTCATGTTGCTAATTTACAAATAAAAATCTATATAAGAAAATTTCTTAATAATTTTTAACACACAGCTTTATTGAGGCATATAAAGTAATCTTACTTTAGCATGGCGAGTATTTACATTGACAGAAATCTCATCTATTTTGCCATTTCCTATAGTAGTTTTAATCAATTCAAGTTCATCTAAATCTTCTTCTGTAGGAAATTCTATAGTGTGTTTCATGCATTTTTTAATATCTCTTGCGTATATATTTCCAATTACATTAGACTCTAAATTTGATGCTGGCATATCCCACATATACATATTTTGTAAATATATCCACGATGCATACCAATTCTGAGCTACAGCAGTATAAATGCCTTTGTTTTCATCGACAAGGCCATTTACTGTTATTATTGGCAATTCGAGAGTAGAACCATTTTTAACTGGGCATAATAGAGCAAAACCATCTTCAGAAAAATTTGAAGGATTGAATAGCATATAGTCTACATCAGATGAAAACTGACCTATATTTATTTCTTCTGTTTTATCTTTCTGTATATAGTTAGATTTAACATCTATGGTTACACCACCAAACAAATCGGTTACATCGTCCATCCAACCAAATTCGTATCGCTGATTTAGGTCTGTTTTATCATATTCTACTTCTGATTGAAAATATGATGATAGCTTCTTATTAAATTGGTCTGTAAGTTTAGTAAAATCAAGCTGATAGCTTGACCTACTAGAATAGCTTCCACCATTCATAAAGAAGTATACGTGCTCTATTTTGAATTTATTGTCTTCAATATACCAATAACATCTAAAGCAATCACGCAACATTTTCATAAGCTCTTCGAGTGAAGTTTCAGCTTTCTGAGCAGGCTGGTCATAATCACCTTTTAATATATTGGTTTTTTGTGTAATATACACATAAAATCTTGCTAATCCTAGTGGATTAGTTGTGCCATATAAAAATTGGCTATATTCTGCAGTTGGCTCATGTGATAATGTAGGGTCTATTTTCTTGAGAATAGCCTTTATGGCCGCGCCAATAGAATAACTATCTTTTAATACATACTGTTTTCTTAATTTTTCTTCAAAATATTCATAAAAACTATCATATACATACCACAGTGAAGCATTTGCCCATGAATTTTTGCTAATAGGCAAAGGTCTTCCTAAACCTGTACTACTAGGAATAAACTGGTTAGTAAAATACTGTCCGTAATCATTTAGACCATATTTTGTTGGCTCATCTACTGTTCTAGAAGTACAAAAGAATAAACCTCCTTTTAAGCCGATACATTTTTTATAGTTTCTATTATCAGTGACAAAATCATCTGATGGTAAATTATAGGTATTTTTAACACCTTCTGAGTCTTCTACAGTATCTACATCACAAAGCAGACGCCTATATATTCTATATGTAAACAAATTACTTATAGTACATGAGTTTTCAGCATTTTCCACATCTATTAGTTTAGAGGTATATCTTAAGTGTTTATCATTAGCGTAATCTCGGTCTTCTGAAAACAGCGTTTCATCATCGATATTAACAGCTGTTTCAGATTTATATAGTACTTTATTATCTGAATTTCTTTTTATCATAATAAAGTAGCTTACATCTGTAAATGGTGGTTGAGCATCAGGATTTTTCTCTAAATAGCAAGTATAGCCATTCCAGTTGCTATAATAACCATTAGTTCCGGCATATACGCCATTAACACCTGCTTCGTTAGAATTTTCTATGCAAAATTCATTACCAGATTTTATATAGGAAAAATAGAAGTTATTTATAAGCGCAGCATTGTCATCTATACTTTCATTCACATCATCTTCCCAATAGGTACCACCGAAGAAATTAGTTATAGAATTGGCACCACGGACATAAACTTGCATGAGTGAGCGTTTATGCAGGTTTATTTTAGATATTTCAGGAGCAAGCTTTATAAGGTCATAAGTGTTTTCATACTTATTCATAACTCCGTTATAGCTATCTACTGCTGTAGTTTTAAGTTCACATTTCTTCTTATCATGGTCGAATTTACAATCAGTCTTACTAAATTCACCTCTATAATATTCAACCCATTTTTTGGAAGTACTGTTATATTTATCTATTATAAAAACAAGTTGGTCTTCTATGTTTGATTGACTTACTATTTCATAGTCAGTGCCAAACAAATTTATTTTTCCATCTAGCGAAATACGGAAAAATTCTTGGCCACTTTCTTTTGCATATTTCTTATTAAGCTCTTTGTAATGAGGTCTTACTTCTACTTTATCACCATCATTCTTTGATATGTAGAATTTATATTTTGGAGGTATCATATCTTTTAGTTTTTAATTATACGTTTAACATTCCTATATTGCATTATAACAGTTCCATCTGGCATAGTATAATACCTTGTTTCATTCTGCTTTCTAATGCTTCGCACATCATCCTCAATTTTAGAGAGGTCAATACTATTATTAGAATTGAGAGAAATATTTAGCCTATCAGAATTACCAAATGCATTTAAGTACTTATCTTCGAATGTTCCTTTGTTGAAGCTATCTATTACATCTGGTAGTATCTTACGATATTTTCTTGTTCTTTGCTTATTAATGATAGCAAGAGCCTCACCACCTTCAGCTTTCATACGACGCTTCTTTTTATTCTCTACACCCAAATCGATGTCATTACCTGATGCATGAGAACCTCCTTCCAAGAACTCAAGACCACCTTCACCATATTCTTCTGATTGACTTGCAGTTACCTGTTTAGCTTTAATTTTAGCTACTGCAAACGATGTCCACATTGTAGCAATAGCAGCTAATGCGAGAGCTGGGCCAACAATAGGAATTGAAGAGAATGAACTCCACAAATTAGCAGATGCTGTAACAAGCGAAGATGCCTGAGTAACAGTGTTCATTGCTTCTTGACGTTTTTGGGCTGCCTGCAGCATTTTTTGTTTTTCTTGCTGATTTTTCTTTTCTTGCTCTAATTCTTTTTTAGCAGTAGCTACGTTATTAGCGTAGCCATTATTGCGAGCCTCAACCTCGGCATCATAAGCTTTTTGTGCGGCCTCTACTCGAGCTTCAGCCGCTTCTACAGCCTGTTCAGCTAATTCAACTTCGGCATCCATAATGGATTGAAGCTGTTCTATTACTATATTTACAGCATCTTTTAGGGCATCAATCTGGTCATCATCAAAGCCAAGTTTCTCAAGCAAAGTACCGCCTAAACCTTTTTTACCGATGTTTTTAATAAAGTCATCAAGCTCTGATAATTCACGGTCAATGCCTTTAACCGTGGCTTTAGCAGCATCAATCTGAGCTTGACTCCAATCTAGTCCACCAGCTTCTGCTAAACGTATTTGTTCTTGCCATCTAGCTTTTTCTTGTTCAAGCTTAAATCGGGTTATCTCAGTTTCACTGCGCTTAACTTCATTAAATACAGCTTCATCAAGAGCTTGTTGCTCATCGAAGCTTGACATATTAAAACTACCAACAGTAATAGCCTTTTGTTTATCAAAAGATGCATTTATAGCGCTTGTAGGTTGTCTTTTAGCTTCTGGTAACTGAGCATTCTTAAGTAATGCTATTTGTCTTTCTACATCTAATCGCTTTAATGAATTGCTGAGTTCCTCATAAGAACCTTTTTTTGATACTTCACCTTCTAATTCTAACAACTCTAATAGCTGTTCAGCTTTTTGTATTTCTACATCTATATTGAGCAAATCTAGACTTAGAGTTAAGCCTTTTTGCTTGTTCTTTATAGCATTTTCTATATCATCTAGTGCTTTGATAGCTGTTTCTTTTTGGCTTTCTGTAAGCTTTTTATATTTTTCGTCTTGACCATTCAGTATTTTTTGGATTCTAGAATATTTATCGTTTAAATCAGCTATTTCTTGATTGAATGATGCAAAGGCTTCAGCTCTGCGCTTCTTATTTTCATCCCTCTCAATCTCTGTACGGCTCTTTTGATATGCTTTTTCGGCTGCTAATGCCAGGTTATTTAGGCGGTCATCAGCGTCTCTTGGTGTACGACCTCTTTTATCTTTTTTGTGAGATTCTTCTAAGCCAATTTCTTTAAATAGAGCATCTGCTTGGTCTTCATAAAATTTCCATACGTTGAAATAGCTTTCAACTTCTTTTTCAAGAGCATCTGCATCTTTTTGTAAACTTTCTACATTTCTCTGCCTTTGCTTTTTTAATCTAGTTTCAAGTGACAAATCAGAGTCTGGTCCAGAAATGCCGCCCCATAAAGCTTTAAAGTAATTTATAGTTTTGTCGAAAAAGCCGTACTCACGCACTTTTTCAAGTTCAGCTTTATTTTCTGCAACTAATAGTTTTTGGTATTGCTGGGACACAACATTCAGCGCAGCTTCTGCTTTAGCTCTTGCTTTATATGCGGCCACTACAGATTCAGTATTATCTACAAAAGCATTATTAGCGTCATTTATACTATCAATGGTGATGCCTAATTTACTGAACTCTTTTTCATTATCTTTAATCCACTGTGTTTGTGCTTTTATATTATCCCCTAAATCTTTCCAATTTTCAGATAATCTTCTTAATACTGCTATCTGCTGGCCATAAGACCCTGTAGACCCTTTTCCTAGCTCATCATTTAAGTCCTCTAAAGCATCTTCAAAAGATTTAGCTGCATCTCTACCTGCTAACGTTTTATCAATCCATGTGATAATTTCTTTACCGTACATAGAGAATACAGTAAGTAAAACTACTAGTGCTGTATTCCAACTAAACAGTGATTTTACAATTGACTTTGTTACACTTATTTGCTCTTTTCCTTCAGCAGCCAATAATTCATTCTGCTTTCTTAGTCTGTTAATTTCATCAACTACTATAGGTATATTATTCGATATACCTAAGAAGAATGTATTAAGCGATACAGCTGCAGCAGGTAATTCTCGTACTACTTGAGAGATAGATATTCCTAAGCCATCCCATGTTCTTTGATAATGTCCTACGGATAATCTGTAATTGCCTGTGGCTTCTTGAAGCTTTATCATTTGCTGATAAATTTCATTTGTTTCCGCTTCAAGTTTTTTACCAGTATCAACTGCTTCTCTTTGAGCAGCAGACATTTGGTTAAGCTTTATTTTATTCAGCTCATATTGTGCTGAAAGTCTATTATATGACCCTTCAGCAGAAGCTGCTATTGTTGCTTGAAGTTGAGCAACTCTATTTGCTTCTTTTATCTGAGTCGAATATAACTTTAATTGCTGATTTTCTTCTGATTGAGCATAGGCAAGTTTCTCTTGAGCCTGAGCTAATGGGTCTACTGTAGCTTTCTGCTGTTTTCTAGCAGAAGTAAGCTCAGCAATCTTAGCTTTCAATTCAAGTAATCTTTTACCTTCATCTGACTGTAAATAAGCTAATCTTTGCTCTGCCTTTTCTACTTCAGACAGAGTTTGGATATGAGGCTTCATTTGGTCATCAAGGGCCTTAATCTGATTTTTCAAATTAAGAATATCATTGAGTAGCTGTTGCCCCATTTCGCTATCTGCTCTTTCAGCCGCAGTTAAAGACTTATATAGCTCAACTGTTTGCTTTAGGTCAGACTTAAGACGGTCATAAGAAGATATAGCTTGCTGGATATAACGCTGCTGTTCTACAGTTGCTCTATTAGCATCTGAAGTTTGTGCTTTAAGCCAAGCAATCTGTTTACCTGTATCAGATAAAGCTAATTTAAGCTCATTCTGAGCTCTTTCAAGTCTTGACGTAGATGCTGTTGCTTCATCAATAGCTTTACGCCCTTCACTTGTAGCTCCACTAGCAGATTTAAGAGAATGCACAATCCTATCTGCACCTGCCCTGATAGCATTTACCATTGTCTCGTAAGACTGATTGAGCTCGCCAAGTTGTTTGACAAGCTTTTCAATCGAGTCATCCGGCTCAATTATATCGCTATATTTTATCTTATCGTCTTCAGCCATAATTATTTCCTTTTATGCCGTTTAACACTCTTGCTTTCTGCTTCTAATTGCTGTTTTATATTATCAACAGCATTATAGAATTGAAGTACTGTCATCTTTTTAGCGTCCATGCTTGTTTTTTGAGCTATCAAAAGACAAGTACTTTCAAATTGCTTATCATATTTTATCTCAACAGACTCACTTCCTATGTATGATTTTGGAGAATGCATATTAAGCATTATCATATCTATGGTTTCTATCTGTTCAGAGTTATCTGTGTCATTTATCATAGAGTCCAACACAAGAAGTGTTCTTTGCTTTAACTTATCGTATGCATCTTTTTCCTTTGGATTTACAAAATCTCCTGGAAAGTACATTTCAAGTTCGGTGGTTACTTTTTTTTTAAGCCAAGTCAAAAAGTCTATAATCTTTGAATGCTTTATTTCTTTAAGCCTGGCCAATATATTTTTAAGTCCATCATCTGACAAATCATTAACTTCTTCACCGTCTATGCTATGAATAAGAGCTGCAAAAGCTAAGTACCTCGGTGAAATTTCATTGTTCACCATATACATATTTTGCCTCATGTTTTGCAGTTCTTGCAAAGCTTTTTTGGCATTATTACTTTTAATGAATTTGGCAACACGAGTTATATGAGCATCAATATCATCTACATCTGAGCCAATTCCAGAGTCTATAAGCAAATACTTATTGTACTTCTGGAAATTTACAATGGGCATTTCATCTATGCTGTCATATACCCGTACGACTTTTTTATTTACTATCAGGTTTTTCATATTAAAATTCGCGTTATAGGGGTTGATATGATAGGAATAAGTATAATACTCATCTCATTAAAGAAAATAGCGAGAATGATAGCGAGAATAAGCGACGTCCAAAAGCTTAAGCAAAAGTCACAATCGAATAATTGAGAAATAAGCTTAGGAGCTCTGGTGATTATCTCATCGCGCACACCGAGTTTTCCAATTAGCAAAATAGCAAATGCTGCTGCTAAGGCTATATATATTAAAGCCGAAAGCATTGTTATAAAATATACCGTTGACATAATTCTCTAGTTGTTAAAGTAAATTCAATTCGTATTCCTGCATAAGGGTACATAAAGAATTGTTTATCAATATCTTGTATACCTTCTCCTTTATAAGTATAGTTATTATAGATTTTCTCTATTGAATAACCTTTGTATATATTTTCAAAGCGCTCATATATATCATTTATAACAAGCTTACCAGTCGTAGTAATAAGACCCGGAGTAGTTAATACTCGCATAATTTCATCTTTTACTTCTTCTGTATGCATAACAGTTTCATCTTCATAAATGCTACTAAGGTCATACCAGAATATAATAGCCCCGCTGAAAGTGTATTGTGGCAATGATTGAACTACTTCAGTAATCTTTTGTGGGTCATAAATATCAAACCATGAAAAATTGCCAAAGTTATCATTTGGTAAAAGCGACACATATTCTCCGTTGCCATTATACATTGCAGGGTATATAAACTTATTACCGTCTGGCCTGTGTTCTACGAGCTTATACGCTCTACCAAATGCATAATTAAGCCACTTAAGTCTGTTCATAAGTGACTTTTGCATATCCTGTAATATCTTATCAAGCAATACAGGGTCTTCCTTAAATCTTATTTGTACTGAGTTTTCCTTCATTTCCTTATTGCCTGTTTTAATCGTTTAACTAATTCTTTTCTTATGTGAGAACGAATTATTCTGGTAAAATTTTTATCTGTTAAGCGAAAAATCTCTTCACCATATTTCTCAATAAGTTCAGGTGTTTTTTCATCACTCGCAGTCACATAAAAACCTTCTGAGTCAAATACTACAAACATAGACTCGTGAAAAGCACCTGTATCTCGTAATGTGACCCTTGTAGTAGGCTGACCTTTTTTCTTTTTTATTTGTATGGTTTTAGGCTTATACGGCATATAATCCATTATCTTTTCACCTCTACCATTGATACCGCGACGGTATAGCTGGTCATCTGCTATAGCTGATACTATTACATCTTCTTTGTCACGCACAATATCTTCTAATAGCATAGGCAAGCTATCCTTAAAACTTCGTAATCTATATTCCAGATTGCGGAGTGTTGCGTTATATCGTTTTACGGCCATACTTATACAGTTCTATATTTAATGCCATTGTTTCGACACGGCAAACATACTCTATCAATTCCAGAAGTACTCAGCTTAATGGCCTTGAAAGCCATATCTAGTTGATAGCTTAGGCCTGATTTTTTCATAGAAGAAGAGTCGCCATCTACTTCATATAGTATATCAAGTCGAGAAGCATTGATTGAATGCCTGTTTGTCCTTACGTTAGAGTTATATGCAAATTCGCGTAACATATCTACAGCTACCTGCTTAGCTATGACATCTTGAAACATCATTCTCTGCTCAACTATAAAGTCTGTAATATCACAGCTTACAGTAACTTCTAAGTTTAATCCGTAGTTATTATCATAGGTATATTGATTGTTTTCAACGTCCCACAAATGTAAGCTTTCGTCTTCTATACTTATAAGTTCTTCATTTACGAAGAATGGATGAATTTCAAGATACTTAGACCATGCCATCCAAGCAAGTAATTCTCTACGTGAGCATGAACCACAAGGCTCTTTTGACCAGTCTTTATTTTTTCTAATAGCTTGACTTCCCTCTGGAAGTTCAGACTGAAAATAGCACAAATACCAACTTCCTCCTGCATCATTATCTTCACTTTGATATGGCAAATAGAGGTCATCGACTGTAAACCATTCAGCACTATTATCTCGTATCTTATTAAGCTTTATAATCTTTACTGGAGCATCCATACTTGAATGCATAAGATACAAAGTATATTCTCCAGCTTTAGTAAATTGAAGGCATATTTTATTTATCTTTGTGGTTACGCCTTTTGCTCGTACTGGTATAATTTCAAAGCCAACTAGGTTTTTCTTATTTTTTACAGTATCTACTAATCTACCTGTTCCATCAAACAAAGTACGACTTTCGCATAATGGCTTGTTTGTTCCTTCTGCCGTTTTTTCATTGCAGTATCTAGCAATAGCCTTTTGAATGCTTGCTTTTGTTTTGCTCTCGAGCCATTCAGAAAATAAATTGGTTTCAACCCAATACTCAGACTCAATATCGGGCTGTTTTCCAGTTGAATTCTGTAAAGCCTTATATAAAAGACTTCCATACTTTATGACATTGCCTTTAGAATATGGCTTTTCTGCATTATACTCCTCAAAAGTCATGTTCTTAAAATCTGGAGCGATACAAGACATACTCTGCAAGGTCAGCAGTGGATGAATTTGCTGAAAATATAAACCGCTTTCGCTCACAGTTAAAGCATCAGATATTTTTAAGTCTGATGTATCATAATTCTGCTCCCACCCAATAAGATGTAACAGCTTTTCTTGTATATCGTTGGCTCTAACCATAATTCTTAATTTTTAATGAAAAATAGGAGGCCACTATCGCCTAGTGGCTCAGTGTGCCTCCTACCAAAGCTAATAACAACTCAAAGATTTGCTATCGGTTTATCATCCTCCAACTCCTGCAGAGGCCTCCTTAGTGTTAACCGGATTGTCTTCTGTGTTCATAACAACTACAGGCTTAGCATAAACAGCATCTTTATTTGATACGTTGAACGCCAAAACAGGACTGGCTAATGTAGAAAGAGAACTGTTATAGGCGGTAAGGAATGCTACATCTACGGCAAAACCATAGTGCTCTTTGCGAGTGCGGGCCATATCTGCAGTAGCAGCTCCTGCAATAGCTCTGCAATCATCTACAGAATCGTAGAAATATGTACCAACAGGCATGTTCAGCAAAGGCAAAGTAGCAATACCCCACTCATGGCCGTCACCGGAAACAGTTCCAAGCAAGCAGTCACGCTCGAAGCGGGTCAACATTCCAAGAGAGCCGGCATTTACAGCATAACCCTGCGCGTATTTACCTCCGTCAGCTGCGATGCTGTTTGTCAGGTGAACAATCTTAGTGCCGAATTCATTCTGCTTGTTTACGTCATTGTAAAGGCCGTGCTGCTGCAGTTTACGCATGATAGATTCAACTCCAGGGTCACCTACGATATGTAACTGGCCATAGAAGTCATTTGCTCCCATCATAACCTCAAGGTCACCAAATACGTTTTCACGCTCTGTCCACTTAGCATTAATAGCATTAGAAGAAAAGTCATAAAGCAACTTATTCTTCAAAATCTGAGTTTTGCTAGCAGCAAGTTGAGCAAGAGCGGCTTCATCAAGCTTTTTCGCAAAAGCATAGATGTACTTCATCATCTTGGCTTCAAAGTCCTTCTGAATGCCAATTTCGTTGTTCATGTACATTGCCGGAGCAATAGTAAATCCCCACGCATAAGTGGCAAATGTGATTTGAACCATTTTAGAAGTATTTTCACTGTCGGCAATTGTCAAGGTGCGGGTACTACCAATAGTAATATCAGCAGCATCGTAGTAAATTACCGGAGTTTCCAGTGTGTTACCGATAGAGGTCCTTGCTTTTTGCTTCAGTTCCTCAGTGAGGATGCCAGTAGGGTCTTCAGACTGCACCATAAAAGCGTTCAGCGCACCGTACCTACTGGGGCGATACTCAAACTTATCAAGGTTAGAGTTCGCACGGATGTTCTGGATACGTGTTAAAACTAGACTCATAACTTTTAAGTTTTTTAATTGTTAATACTTATGCTAATATGGTGCATTACCCTTTTACGCCTCATAGCATTTTTTCGTTTATCTCTTAGGATGTGCCATTTTATCTAATAGGCAAACTTGCCACATTGTTTTCAGTTCTCAGTTGCATTGACTGGTCTGCAAATTTCTGTGAGTCACGGGTCAAACCATTTGCAAGCAGATGCGCCTCAATGGCTTTATCGGCCTCAACTTGGCTCTTGATGCCAGACAAATCAAGTGTTCCACCTGTTCCGCCTGAACCAGACCCAAAGCCTCCTGTTCCACCGCCTGTCTGCTGACGACCTGTATCGATTACATCTTTAAGCGATGTTTCCATTACAAGCTCTTGCATCGTATAAGGATTAAGATTGTTCTTCGGATTGTTAAGGATATTACCATCTGCACCGCGAATAACAAGTTTCTTTCCTCCTTGGCCGTCCTCTATGAAATCAGGAGTACCTTTTGCAAGGACTTCTGCTTTTGCAGCGTTGAGCAGCGTCTTCTGAATAGGCTCAGTAATACCACTCTTAAACTTAAGACCTGCTGTAGCAGCTTGAAAAGCATAATCTACATGCGTGTCCTTAATAGTTTTATCAAACTCTGCCTTTTTGGTATTGAACTCAGTTTCCTTTGTCTGAAGCCGAGTTTGAAGCTGAGTTACTTGAGCTTTAGCATCTTTCAGCTGTTGCTTCAAAGTTTCATCGCCAGCTCCTTTTTCAAGTTTAGACTGGAGCTCTGCAACCTGTGCTTGAGCAGCAGTAAGCTGAGTTTGAATTGTTTTTGCAGACTCTGCTTTAGTTTTGTACTCGCCAAGTACGCGCTTAGCATAGTCGTAACTTTTTTCACCATCTTTCTTTTTAATGCCTGTAATGCCAAGAATATCAGTGTCATACTGACCGTGCAATGCGCCGATTTTAGTACCTATAACGGTATTCTCATCATTTCTTGACATCTCAGCAATTGCATTCAGCTGGTCATCTGTAAGACCTGTTAAAGCTGAACTCTGTCGTAGCATCTCAATTGTTAACATAGCTTTGTTTTTATTGTTAATTACTTTTGTACTAACTCTGCAGCATCTCCGTATGGGTCATGCAAGGCCGCCATAATGGTATAACCAAGGCCTTTATACGTTTTCTTGAAAAGCTGCCACTCTGCGAATGTGAACATTTGAGTATATGCTGGTGACTCTTCTTTACCGGTCATTGGATTAAACCTACGGCCGCGCACAATCGACAAGTGCACCATCTTCTCAGTACCCGGCTTAGGAGTATAATTACTCTCAGCCTGTGTTTTCGATGCCGATGATTTTTCTTCGATAACATCATCAACATCTACTAGGAAAAGAACTATCTCGTCAAGCTCTTCTTGTAAGTCGCTTGTCCAAGCTTTTCCGCCTTTAGCCTTAGCAGCTTCTAGTTCTGCTTTACGCTCTACGGCCTTTTTCTTATAAGACTTAACATCCTCAAGACTGAGTGCCTGTAGTTCCTGTAGTGTCATTTTCTGTAACATACTCTAAAAGTTTATTTGTTATTATATCAATTTTTTCTCTTAACGTCTTATTTGAAGCAAACTCAATTATGTTAATGTTCTCACGTTCAAATTTTTCGACTAAAGTACTAAAATTTATTTTAAGCTTTACCAAATTTTCATTTAATAACCCTTTTTCATACAATTTTAACACTTCATCCAGCGTTTTATGTGGATATGGTTCCAATTGCTTTAAGATGAGCATTCTCTGAAGTACCAAAGGATTATTGCGATACTCAACCTCAAGAATTTGTTGCGATATAGCATCTAGTTCTGAGTTAGACGCACCATTCTCCTTCGCTTGTTTGTACTTAGAATATAGCTCTGTTACTGTGAAAACGTAAAACTCTGTACCCCAGTTTACAGAAGATGATATGAAAGCACCTCCATACCTGAGTTTGCAAACAGTATCTTCGACAAATTTCTGTGCCAATTCAAAGTTGGTCTTTAAGGCATTGAGAACTGAGGTTTTGCTTTCAAAGTTAGCAGTTACCTGAGTTTCATTGATGGCTTCTTTTTCACTTACAGTACCACCTGAACCAACAACAGAAATTACAATTTCATTTTTAAGCCTTGCGCACTCATTGACATTATAATCAAGTGAGTCTTTATCGATAGTAGTTATCTGAACAGGATTACGCATATCTGCGACACCTTCAGATTGATTTGGTATAGGAACTTCTAAGAATGAGCCAGGACCAGCTATACGCTTTTCGCTACAGCAAGGACACTTTTCAACTGTTCCATCATTGAGAATTTTATACTCACCTTTTGCATTGCGTAGAAAACCTCCATCGCAGTAATCACCAGTCTCATTATTCTCAAAATTACAATCGGCTTCATACGCACTATATATAGGATAAGGCGCATACAAGTCTAAATGCTGCTTCGAAATAGAGAAGAACAAATACCAATCAAGATTTGACAGCTCTTTTGTAATTGGATTTTTCTTAAGGTCTTTATTTTTCTCATTGAGTTGTGTTGACCAAAAGAACCGAGCTGGGCAATATCCTAAATCGTGCTTTGCCTCTGAAATAAGTGACTGAATTTCATTTTTCTCATTCAGCTGATATACTCTTATAGAAGTATCATCAAATACAGCTATTCGATGTTCCGGCTGTTTGAAAATAAGCCACTCAAACTGATTTTCATCAAGTTTAGAAGTCTGGTAATCAATTACAGCATCAATCTCAAGCCAATAAAAATATGGCTCTGGGCGCAAAGATGTTTGTACTTGAGGAAGGTCTACTACCAAAATACTATTTGGCGATACCTGCATTCTCTTCCATCCGGTTGTCTTCCACACCTCTGGCTCATCGAGGTTATTCTTTTTATACTGAGACCAGTCTTCTGCAAGCTCTGAGTCTGTAAACTGGTATGAGCTTGATGAGTTACGACTATAGAAAACCCTTTCGAGTTCTCTATAGACGTCCTCAACTACAGCAGGTGTTAGCAACGGGAATTTGAACAGCTGCAAGAATATGTTGAACTTATCTTTTGGAAGCAAATGCTTTACCCAATCTAAGAATATAGTCGTAGGTTGGTTAATATCAGATACAGCAACATTCGTCTCAGTATGAAATCTAAGACGACGCTGCATGTTTACAGCTTTCTGAATAGTCTGACGTTTAGTCGGCTTTTGCAGAATTTGCTTTATCTGATTTAACTCTAAGGCCATTTTCTTCGTCGTAATAATAATTGCTATCTTTAGGTAACTCCCATCCACCATTTATGGCTGTGCCCATATCAAGCAGGCGTTCGGCATGCTGAATGCCAAACTCCTGCCTCATATTGTACTTAGGCACAACTAATGTTACTGTTTGTTCTTTTTTCTTTCTCATAACTGAAAGTTTTAAGCTCCAGCAGAAGCGGCATTAACCCAATCTGTAAGAGGATTGAAGTCCAATGTTTCACGCTTAATGATGTAGAAGTTATCACTCCAGTTAGGATAGAATGACCATTCAATGGTATTGCTGTCTGGCTCTTCAAAACCACCAAGCTTCTTGTCACCAACAAAGAACTTACCAATAGGAATTGGGAAGTATGCTGTAGGCTTATCCTGGTCATTTACCAAACAGCCGATATTACCATTTTCATCAATCAGCCAAACGCCAATCTCTTCGCACATGTACTGTTTCAGCTGTGCAATTGTCTTCTGACTTTCTTGATAAATAGTGGCAGAGAACGTTGTCGGCTCACGGCCAATTGTAATCTCAATACCTCCAAGTGTCTGGTTACCTCCGCCAAATGTACGAGCTGCACCAGGCTCAGAAGTAGGTCCTTGAATGTATGGTGAAACTGTCATCTTAGAACTATCGGCCGCAGCAAACAAAGTAGAAAACGATGCTTTCTTAGTCGGGTCAGTGACAGAGTTTTTCGTTCCAGCTGTCTTATAGATGCGCTGGAATGCAACTTTTTGAACTTGCCCCATACTCTCCTTGCATTCAGCAATCTCAAGGTCGGCGATATGAGCACCGGCAGGGCATCCACAGTTTAATCCCATAATTTATTTATGTTTTAATGTTAATATTACCGAGCAGCTACCCTTAACTTGCATCGAATTACCTGTATTTTTGCTTCGAATTGACTTCTCCACAGTGCAAATATACTAAATTATACTGTAAGTTGTACAGCTTTTAACATTTTTTATAGAGGTATTTTTATCTCATATTCTCGCATTATATTCATATTTCGATTATTATTTCTTAAGAACAATGCTCTGAAATGACTAGAAATTGCGAGAATAATGCGAGAATTTATTTAATTACGTGAACGTATGCCTTTTCTCATTACTTTTCTAAGTCTCATTTCAATTACGCCTGTAAGTGCATCTGGTGCATCATCATGAGCAGCCCTTCGCTTATTATCTTTACGATAAGTTGTAATAGCATTATAGAATTCACGCCATTTTTTATCCCAATTTTCTGGAAACGCTACATCTGAGTTAACAAGAGCTGAATTTGAAAAAATACGAGCAGCTTTATTTTTTGTCTGTGTAAAAGTATTTATGGCTGTTTTGAAATTATGCAAAGTAGCTCTTGTAATACGCTTTACATTTCTAGCAAACTGCCTACCACCATTATTGGACTCTATCAGACATTCTGTTATACTATTTTCTGTGAGCATTTTAGCCAACATTACTTCAGTTTTTTCCATGGGCAGTTGTGTGTATAGCACATCAATTACATATAGCATTTCTGAAGTATTTATAAAGCAAATTGCACATAAATAATCAGAGCCAGTATCAGCTGTATCAACGTAACACCATCTTTGATTAGCTTTAGAGCCTGATGGCAATTCTATATTTTGATATGTTCTAAACTCGTGATACATAAGGCCCTCAGTAGGAATTGGATTTTGCATATACTGCGTCTCAAATACTACCGGGTTAATCTCTCGTAGTTTATATAGCTCCTCAAGATTGTGCTTCATTGGCCAAAGAGCATGTTCTTCTCCTGTCTCAGGGTCTGTTTGTATAACTGGAAGTGATAAAACAGTCCATGTATCTGGCTCTATCTCTTGTAAATAGCCACAGAGGTCATGCTCATGCAATCTTTGCATTATAATAATAATAGGCGTTCTACGCGAGTTAACACGGTTACGTATTGTATTTTCGAAACGTTGGTTTATGCGCTCTCGTATAAGGTCGGATGCTGCATCGTCGGCTTTCAGAGGATCATCAATCACAATCGCACCTTGAAATATATTGGTTTTAGCATCTATCATTTTAAGCATTTCATTCGTGTGGTCATCGAAAACAAATATATCATTGCCTCCATCCATTTTATCTATTTCTTCATCCACCGCTCCAGCACCAAAGCCTGTGACCTGACCTTGTGTTGACACTGCATAGAGTTCTCCTCCTGCTTTAGTTTTCCATCTCTTAGCCGAACCTTTCTCGGATGCAAGAGCCGAATTAGGAAAGAGCGTTTTATATAATTCTTCACTCATTATATTACGAACGGTATCTGAATTATCATTCACGAGTATATCTGAGTAGGACAAATGCAAAAATCTGCACCTCGGGTTCAAGGCGAAGGCCCATGAGATAAACGACTTAATAACTAATTCTGTATTGTGTGATACAAGCCCGTTGGCTATAAAGTTATGGTCATTTTCTACTTCAAGGTGTCTAAGCTTTTGCATACCAGAAAACTCTATATCTATGATTTCATCTAAATAAAAATCATCACATAAATACTTTGATAATTTTGGAAATGCGCTGGCTAATCTAGAAAATTTATCTCTTGTTATATTTTTGCGCGGAGAACATCTATATGGTGCGTAAGCGGTATTATATGTCATTTTTTCGTGCCTTATTATTTCATAAGGGTATGTATCTAAATGGCACTGAGCCTGTTTTTCAATAATACTTTTTGCTGCTTCTGCTTTTCCATAAAATGTAAGGTGTGGATATAATTTCTGAGCATATTTTCTTGGAATTGCTAAAACCCATACCCCAGTGTGTTCATTATCATAAAAATTATATGTAGAGACAATACCCATAGTTGATAACATGTGCTGTATATCTTGTATAAGTCCTTTATTAGCAAGACCTATACGTATTTGTCCTGACCTTTTATCTATAGCACCATCTGTTGCTATCATCATATCTATAAACATGTATTTTTGCCTCATAGATAAGCCGAACCAATTTCTAGGTATACGTTTATTATAAGCCGTATGGCCTAGTAGATTATTTCTTTTGAGCATTTGACACACTCCGCCTGAATATCCTCCGGTTATCCAGTACTCGAATGGCTTGGCTCCTTTATATTGCTTTATTTGGCATCCAAAATGCTTGACTGCTTTTTTTGCTACTTCTACAACTTTTGGGTCCGTATTAGCAAATGCTATGCTTCTGTCTCCACATTTGCCTTCAAATATGAGAAGTGCTGCTAAAAGAAGTTCATTATCATCTATTTCATAATTTGAATCAAGCTCAGCACACAAGGTTTGTATTCTATCACCGATTTTAAGGTCTTTAAGTTCTGTATAGCCGAATGGCGTAAGAACTGGGTGGTCATAACTTGCTGTTATTGACCTACCTGACCTCATTCGTATAGTATATGTATCTTTATACGCAGGTTCTGTAGCTAACACTTTATTAAGAGCTACTTTTCCATCTCTGAACGAGTATACAAAATCTCCAGGTTTTATATCCTTTACTTGTTTAAGCCCTTCATAAGTAAATACTTCGTCTGTCAAGCAGTGGCATTTCCCGTACCTGGGAGCAATATTGATAATCAATCTGGTAATTTTACCATCTACAACATCTTGTAATACTTCGAACATTTTCTTATGGTGCTCTGCTACTATAAATGAGCGTTTATATTGACATTTAAACATTAGTTTAGTATACTTTTCAAATGATGTCAGAGCCTCAAGACGTAACATTTCTACAGGATTTACAGTTCCGGGCTTTGTGGCATCTAATGCTGTTTCTTGCATTTCTTTAAGTGACTTCATTGTCATATCTCTGCTATTTAATTAAAGTATCACGTATCAAAATATAAGCTTCTCTTGACACCGGTTGATTTGGTATTATTCCAGTTTGCAGCTGCTGCCCTTCTGGGAGACTTAATTGCATAGGTCCTTTGCCGAATATTCTATCCCATAATTTTTCTATAGTTTCAATGTTACCTAGCTTTTCGTCTTCAATAAGGCGCTTAATTACAGTTTTTATTACGACCGGCACTTTCTTATTAGTCATTAAGGCTTGTAGCTGCGAGTGGTTACATGTTAACAAACAAGCCAATAAATTAGCAGTGTCTTGCTTTGTAAGTTGAACACTTAAATTGATATTAAGGCTAGTAAGAAGCTTTGTTATTTCAGGTCTTGATGCTCCTTGTAACTGAAGTGCTGAGCGTATAGCTGATGAATATGAGCCTTTGCCCGAGTCATGGCGCTCTGCTAACTCAGTTGCTTTAAGTGGCTCTACAGTCTGAGCCTCAAGTGCCTCAATAGCCTCAACTCGTTTTTGCTGTTCTACGATACGTTTAGCTTGAAACTCAGTTTGGCCATCTGGTATTTCTTCCACACCGAGTTCTTCTGCTAACGATTGGCATTTTTCTTGTTTAGCTTGAAGATTTTTAAGCTTTTGCTTTTCAAGATACTTAATACGAGCCAATTCCTTTGCATCTTGTTTTGATTTGATGCGCGTGGCTTCTTGTTCTACGAGTTTGGATGTGTCTGGATTAGACATTCCAGGAACTATTGGCCTGTCTGGCAGTATATCTGCTAATTTCTGTGCTATTTTATCTGTTTTCATATCAATTTTTTTTAATTTGCAAACATTACATCTTTTTCATAAGACCACTTGAAGCCTCCTGTTGTTTTTTGGCCTAGTTTATCATTGCAACATGCACTTATATTACTCGGGCTTGTATTAGTAGCAATGGCGGCTTCTTTTACAGAATTATACGTTTCTAAATATAATCCGGTTTTTGCGTTAAACTTATGAACCATTTTGCCCGGTCTTCCTCTTTGTATTACTTTAAGGTCAGATGGGACATATAAAGCATGAGCATCTATTTCTTTTACAAGTTCATCGTATAAAGCATAGGCATATTCATGCTCTCCTCTTATTGAAGATGAGTCTGTAAGTATATTGTACCCGTATGGACAATAAGTATTATACTTTTTTATGAGCCTATATTTTTCTTTAAGCACAATACTTTTCTTTTCATCAAGCAACATTCCTTCATGCATATTGCCTTTCATATCTTCAAGTATATCTACTGTTATATACTTGCTAGATAAAAGTGCACGCCTCAATTCAAGATTTTCCATCTTGTTATTAAGGATATGGGCTATTAGCTTTTTGATACCTCTAAATACAGGATAATTGAATGTATGGCATACAAGCATTTTGCAGTCATACTCAAATTCTACTGTGAATAGAGCCCATTCTGTCATCAGCTTATCGACTGAAGAAACTGTATCGACATTTATGCCTTCTATTGTTATCATGTTTATCTGTTTTATATATAATTTCGTTTGCAAATATACTAATT